TGGTTTAGGCGACGCTTACAGCCCAACACACCATCTAAGTTAATTAAAAAGCCACGTTGCTTATGGAAATATAAGCGGTTGTGGCTTTTTTATTTGAGGTGTTTATCACTGATTTAAGGCGGTCAGGAATGACCTGTTTTAAAGCCTTAAAATCAGTAAAATACACCTAAGCTTGAGAAAAGCTGAACACCCAATCAAAGTTGATTTAAAGGTCGTGTTGCTTATGGAAATATAAGCGGTTGTGGCTTTTTTAGTTGGGGGGCTTGTAACTGGTTTGAGGCGGTCAGGATTGACCTGTTTTAGCCCCATAAAATCAGTAAGATACACCTAAGCTTGAAAAAGCTTACACAGTTATCCCGTGAATCAAAACCCACATCAACCTAGGTGTGGGTTTTTTATTTTAGGAAATATTTTATGAGTGGTTTTACTAAATTGGACCTGTCGAAAGTTCCCGTTCCAGATTTGTTTAAGTCGCTCGATTTTGAACTTTTATATGAACAGTTAAAGGCCCAATTTCTACTTGATAACCCACAGTATAAAGCGGCGCTTTCATTGGAAAGTGATCCGATTGTACTGCTTTTACAAACCCTAGCTTATCAACAACTATTACAATCTCAAAGTCTCAACGATGCGATTCAGGGTAACATGCTGGCCTCAGCGCAGGGCAATGATTTAGATGCCATTGCTGCGAGGTACAACATAGCGCGAAAAGCGCAACCGCAGGAATCAGACAACGCCTTTAGGCAGCGTATTCAGCTAGCATTTAATGGCTTGAATACCGCAGGAAGCAGTGAATCATATATTTATCATACGATGTCTTGTGATGCTGACATTAAGGATGTCTCGGTGCAGAGCCCTGAGCCATGTGATATCGAATTGACGGTTTTGAGTCATGCAGACAATGGTCGCCCGAGCGATACGCTAATAGAAACTGTTCAACAGTATTTTACGGCTCAAGGAAGAGCGCAACCCAAAGTGAATGAGAATGTCTCTAAAGTAAGGCCGCTTGGAGACCGAGTGACTGTAAATAAAGCGACGATTAAACCCTTCTCAGTTCAGGCCGAGTTGTCGATTCTCTATGGACCTTCTGGTGAAACGCTTGTTTCAACAGCCAAGCAAGCGGTGGTCGAATATTGCAAATCTAGGCAATATCTAGGGAAAAAAGTGACAAGAGCAGGGATCTACGCAGCTCTTCACCAGTCTGGGGTTGAAGATGTGACCTTGTTAAGCCCTATTGAGGACATCGCGACTTCCAACACCGAAGCGCCTTTTTGTGAGTCGGTTACAGTCACCATGGAAAATGTCTATGAGTAAGTTACTACCTTCAAATACCACCACATTAACTCAATCTTTGGGTGAGGTATTAACACCCAGTAACTCGGTACGCAAGTTGCTGCTTTCGCTACTACAGCTTTCAACGCGTAGTGATGCCCAGTTAGTTTGGCTGGCAAAGTTGTGTGGTGTACAACCAAGAGATGTGCTCGCCGATCCAACCAGCTTGGCGCAATGCCAAACAGCACAATTAATAGCACTGATTGATGTTCCTGAATTTTGCAGTGTTGCGCAGTTGCAAGAAATAGCAGAGCAAATCCCAGTTGAGAATTGGGACAAGGATGCTTCTGAAATTGAGAAAAGAGCGTTAGTTAAATCAGCTTGTGTGCTGAATGACACAAGATTATTAATGACAAGCCTTTGGAATCCATTTCTTTGTCCTGCAGAGTTGTTGCCATGGCTTGCATGGTCAGTATCAGTAGATGAGTGGGATGAAGCCTGGAGTGAAGTGCTCAAAAGGCAAGTCATCGCCGATGCATTTTCTGTTCACCAAGTGAAAGGCACCCCGTATGCACTACAAAAAGCGCTCGATAGCCTAAATATAAAAACAGAAATTAAAGAGTGGTGGCAGGGAGGTAACGTTGAAGAGTTACCCCGAGGCACTGTTCAGGTCTGGGCATTGATAAATAGTAATTTGGACGAGCAACAGCAAGGATTGCTGACCCCTCAAATGTTAAAGCGAGTACACCGTATTATTGAATCTGTACAACGAGGTTCGATACATATAGATGTAAAGTTAGGCTTGGCATTTGAAGAGAGGGTAGGCGCTGTTGGTGTGACAGCCCCCGCGATTGTCCAGCGCTTTGATGCGCCAGTGGGGCAGGGGGTTAAACCATCGAAAATTGAAGATAAATTATGGTGTACAGGGGCGGCAAAGGTACGTCAGTCATCACACTTTTCAATTGCAGGAGAGGGGATTAAGCCTCCATCAAATACAGGCGACATTCGGTTGTGCGGTGCAACGAAGAGTAGAAATGCACAGCATTTTACATTGGGTGGTGTGGGTATAAAACCACTCGAATTAGCCAAAAATTATGCAGCTTGCGGGGCTTCTACAAGTTATTTTTCAATACATAGTTCCCCACAAGGTCAAGGGGTTCTGCCAAGTTGTGGCGCTGGGAATGAGTATGTGGTGAGCGCAACTCGGCAGATTATATATCAACATTTTAATTTACAAGGAGCCGCTTAATGTCTGCATTAATGCTGCAGTTTACTCAGGTGGGGCTAGATGCTTTGCTGGCTGCTAAAGCCAACGGAAAAAAAGCACAAATAAGCCATATGGCTTTTGGTGATAAAAGCTATACACCTTCGCAAACACAAACGCGTTTGCAAAGCATGAGAGAGTTACAACCCATACGTGATGACAACTATGAAGTGGGAGAAAACCATCAAGTTACAGTGGTCGCGTTATTCGACAAAGCGAATTCAATGCCAGAATACGCTATTAAGGAAGTCGGCGTTTTTATTCAGATTGACGAACCTGCTGGTAGTGATGACAACCTGATCCTGCTAGGAGTTTATTCTGAGCCCAACCGTACGCTTGGCTATAGAACGCCGGATGTAAAGATTTTACAAAGTGTGACGTTGAGCTTAGCGCAACTGCCGTCTGATAGCGTAGAGATAAAGCCGGGTATGGATAACTTCAATATGTTATTAGACAACGAACTGGCGGATTTAACCTTGGTGCAGCTGGATACAATGCATCGGCAACTAAAACAAGAATTACGCTTGGCAGCGCTGGAAAAGCTTTAATAGGTTAATTAGGAAATTATATGTCAAACGAACACACTACTATCACGGAAAATTTAGCGAATGTCGCGACAAGAGCGAACGAACTTTGCAATACAGTTGACTCTCAAATTGCCAATATCAATACAACCTTGACATTGGAACAACAGAAGTTGGCGACCAAAATTACTGAATTTGAGACGAAAGTTAACAGTTTTATTGAAAGCGACTTTAAGAGAGAAATTCCGTTCTTTAGACTAACTAAAAACCAAGAGTTAAAGGTAAACGGTCAATTAACCGTCGGCAGTATTGGGATTCCTGACGGCTTTACTTCTCGGGTAGAACAGTATCACTGTGAAATAGTTGCTTTTAGTCAACATGGTGTAGAGTCGAGCCAAAAACACCCTGAAATCCAGAAAATGTGGCGTGACTTAAAAAATATTGATGCACCTAAGTGGAGTACGCCAGATTTTGCAATTATGCGTATCAGGCCAAAAGAAGGCGTGGAGTATCCAGATACATTAGCTGGCGGTTTTTCAATTTATCAAGGGGAAATTCCATTAAATGGTGATGCTTCTCATGGAATTTGGATAAAAGCGGAACAAGGTCGAGTTGCTTTTACCAGTTCATTCACAGGCATTATTCCTGCTGATAATACGTGGTACGAACGCATTGTTTATGCTAGTGACCATGATGGTGGTACGAGCCATACCAATGGGCCACATATTTATTTAGAGAAAGGCGCAAGTTGTCTCATTGCTCTACCAGGTATTGTCGCAGGGCGAGTGCCTGCAGGACGTTGGGGTTATTTTGAAAGACCTGTTTTTGAAAGGGAGCAATAAATGTTAGAGAACATTACAAATCAAGTAGATGAGCTAGGCGGTGTGCGCAGCCAATATGATATTGATATCGATTTACGTGCTTTTTTAAAAAAGACAGACTGGTATGTAATTAGAGAGTCAGAAACCGGCGTGGCGATGCCTGAAGAAATTAAAGCGCAACGTGAATTTGCCAGAAGTCAGATTCAAACACCACCGTTAAAGTAGAGTAGGTAGATAAAGCATGTCTAGCGATAATTTAACTATCACAGAGCGCCTCACTAATGTTGCGGCACGCGCCAATGTACTGTGTGACACAGTGCAGCAGCAAATTGGAAATATCAACAGCACACTGGGATCAAAAATTGCTGAGGTGGATACCAAAGTTAACCACTCTCAAGAGCAGCTTGATACTAACTTTAATAATTTAAAAAATGGGTTAGTCGAAACAATCAATGGGGTTGACGTATTCAAGGAGGGGGTGACCAAACGTTTTTCAGTAAAAGCGCGTTTAAACGTAGGCGCGAATGGTAGCAATGCTCCAGCAGATATAGATCCATATTATGTCAACCTTATTGAATTTGATGCCGACCATGATGGTGCTGATGGTAATTTTGGTGGAGGCGATAGATTTAAATGTGACTTTTTTATGGAGCATCGAGGCTCTGTTGGTATTTTCGATCACATCATTATAAATGGATCTTCGTCACTTGACCGTGTATCAGCTTATATAGAAGTAAAAAAAGTATTTAAGGATAATGTCGTCAAGCTCTATATTTCAGAGCCAGGCTCCGACCCTCGAGAAATTAGCATAACAAAAGCAGATGAAGGGAAAACACTTGATGTGTTTTTTAGGCAAGCTAATAGAAACTTGGGCGCAGGGCGTGCTCGTGTGACTTTGAAAATAGAGAAAAAAGATTTTACTGAAATGCACCGGGATTTTTTAGCGCAGTGTGAATACTCATCAATTTATGGCCGACCTTGCGTATATAGAGTCACGCAAACCCCCCCTTCTTGGGATCAATAAATTTAAGGAGATTAGTATAATGTCCAGTGTCAATTGGAATGATGTTTCATGGGTGACCGTGCGTTCGCGTAGAAATAACTTATTAATTGAATCAGATGTATGGGTATTAAGAACGTTGGAAAAATCTAACCCTATACCAGTTGAACTTTCAGATTACCGTCAGGCTCTGAGAAAGTTGCCTGAAACAGCAACTAATCCCACAGAAGTTGTTTGGCCGAAATATGAGTTCACAGAATAGGTTGTAGTGCGCAGAACTAAATATTAAGCGCGCTTTCCATTTCCTGCGTAACCTGTTCGGGCATTTCGTCCTTCTCGACTCACCTGTTTCCCACGAGTCACAACCATCATAAGTTTTAACTTTAAAGAGTAATTAACCTCATGCAAAGATGTACCTTAATCAATAAGGTGCTTGAATGCTTATCATCTGGACTTCAAGGGGTGGCACAAGTGGGGCTGTTAAAAGCCACACAACCCTACCCAGATCTGACGCAGCAAGCCCAACTGACAGTCAAGCTGCTAGGCGAACGTCAAGCCAGTGAACTGCAGGCAAAAGGCGCCGACAAAGGCGTGACGTATGGACCGTCGTATAACAAAAACCTCAGTCCAAATTCGCTCGATAGAAGAGTGTTGCAATTGCAGCTAGAAATTGAGTTGGAAGATGCCGATAACGCGCAGCTGTTGCAAAGACTTGACCAGTTGATAAGTCAGTGTGAGGCACTTGTGATGGTGGACGAAATGCCCACCTATTGGCAGCACTTTATTGCTGAGAAAAGTGACTTTACATTCAGTCACCAGGCTAGCACGACGCTAGCGAAAGCTTCGCTTGAGTGGGCATTTTATTATCAAGTGGAATACCCAGATGACCCGGCCGGACCTGAAGTCAAAGAAGTATATCTAGGCCCGAAAGGGGGCGAATACACGCTAATCAGCAAGACTACCACACCTGCTTAGGAGGAAATATGTTAGTTAATCGACAGCAGTCAGAACTGGCCGCCTCAGATTTACAGCATCGCTTTGCCAAGCTTATCTCTGTGGGTACAGTGGAGGAAGTGGATTACGAATTAGCTAGGGTGACAGTGCGAATAGGGGAATGGCTGACCGCGAAACTGCCATGGCTTACTAGTCAAGCAGCGCAAGACATGACGTGGCAGGCACCCGAAGTGGGCGAACAAGTCATAGTACTCTCGCCATGTGGTGATACTGCACAAGGCGTTGTGTTGGGTAGTTTATATGCGAATGCGCATCAACAACCTCATCATAAGATGACTCACGTTACTGATGCGACAAGTGCGGGCGGCAGCTTAGTGCAAGCGCTACAAGCTGTGGCACCTGAATCTAGAGAGCATGTACAGCGTACTCGTTATCAAGACGGTGCCATAGTTCAGTATGACCGTGAAAAGCATACCTATGATATTTTTGTACCTTCTGGGGAAGATGAAGCACCCGCCAAAATCAATATTTACTCAGGTGGAGACATAAACATCGAATGCCAAAACAATGCATCGGTTCATGTGGGTAACAATGCTGACGTGAAAGTTTTGGGTGAAACACAGGTATTGGGTGAAAAAAATGTGTCTATTACAGCACTTGAAGCTCTCAATCTGCAGGGAAAGTCAGTGAATATTACTTCAACGGATGATGGCACCAACATTGTTGCTAAAAAAGGCACGATGGCAATCACGACTAAGCAAGGTGGGGTTACAGTAACCTCTGAAGCAGAAGCGCTCGTAGAATCAAAAGCTGGAATGGCGGTGAAAGCTTTGGGTACTTTAAAGTTGGATGGTGCGACCATCGCCGCTCAAGGAGGATAAATTATGCCTGCAATTTCAGTTGATGGCGCAATTACAGATGTTCATGCTAACTATGCACCAGGCACCATTACGGCGTCCGGCCCGAAGTTTACTGTCGGTGGCGTGGATGTTTTGCGTGAAGGTGACAGTGTAAGTGACCATGTGTATATACCTGACCCTAAAGTGAAGCATTCAGGGATGGTTGTTTCTGCTGGTGCGCCCTCTTTTACTATTGGTGGAAAAGCGGTTGCAAGGTTGGGAGATCCCACTAACTGCGGTGGAAAAATTGCTGTTGGCGTGGGTAGCTTTACTGTAGGGGATAAATAATGATTGGCATGAATGCCGAAACAGGCAAACCTTTGGGTGGCGTTGCGCACCTAAAGCAAAGCATTCGCGATATTGTGACGACACCACTGGGCAGTCGCGTTATGCGACGAGACTATGGGTGTGGTCTATTTGAACTATTAGACAGCCCATTTTCTCATAATTTAGTGGGTGATATTACAATGTCGATAGCCACTGCTCTAGACAAATGGGAACCACGCTTTCGTTTGGAGGGGGTATCGGTACACCCTGCTGGCGAGGGCAAATTAGATATTACGATTGAGGGGCTCTACCTCATTAATAATAAGCCGATCACCATTGAGGGGATCAAGCTTTAACATTTCATAGTTGACCTTCAGTTCAACATTTTAATAAATCATATTTCTCTGTGCGCAATTGTATAGGGACTTATTCAACTTAAGCCATGTTGTCTCACTTGAATATTCAAGTTGAGCAACATGGCTTTTTATTAGCTAATTGACATACCTTTAAAGGAGATATCTATGTCGGGATTTCTACACGGTGTAGAAGTAATTGAGGCGGATTCAGGTACACGCCCGGTTAAAACAGTAAAAAGTTCAGTAATTGGCGTTATTGGTACAGCACCATACGCTAAAGATGGCAGTGCGTTTGCTGAAGCAAATATGCCGGTTTTAATTGCTGGAAAAAGAGCAGATGCAGCTGACTTGGTTCACTTGCCTAAATATCAAGCTAAAGTAGCGGCAGATAAAGAAGCAGAAGGCATGTCGAAAGCTGACGCGGAAGCTTTTGCTGCAACAATTACAGAAGTACCTGCAGCAGAGCAAGGTACGCTAATGGCGGCTATCAATGGTATTTTTGACCAAGCTGGTGCTGTTGTTGTAGCCGTACGCGTTGATGAAAGCAATTTAACAGGTGAAGACAAAGTTAAAGCTGAAATTGCTGAGATTGTTAAAGACTCAACGGATGGCAGCTATACAGGCGTTCACGCATTCCTTGGTGCTGAATCGGTACTTGGTGTGACACCTCGAATTTTAGTAGCCCCTGGTTACACTCATCACCGTTTCAATGGTGAGAAAAATGCAGTTGTTGCAAAGTTAGAAGGTGTTGCTGAAAGATTACGTGCAGTGATTATTGCAGATGGCCCTAACATTGATGACGCAGAAGCAAAAGCTTATCGTGGTGATATAGCGTCTCGTCGAGTTTTCATTGTTGACCCACACGTCAAGGTATTCAAAGACGGTGAGTCTGTGTCAGAACCAGCATCTGCACGCGTTGCGGGTATGATTGCTAAGTCAGATAACGACCGTGGTTTCTGGTGGAGTCCAAGTAACACCGCAATGAATGGCATTGTTGGTACTACTCGCCCAGTAGACTTCCAGCTTGGTGATAAAAACGCACGTGCTAACTTACTAAACGAAAAAGAAGTTTCAACAATCATTCGTCAAAATGGCTTCAAGCTATGGGGCAACCGCACGTGTTCTACGGACCCTAAGTGGGCTTTCCTATCTGTGGTACGTACAGCTGACATGATCAATGACTCATTACTTCGTGCACATATGTGGGCTGTTGACCGCAACATCACATCAACTTACATCAAAGACGTCACTGAAAGTGTTCAAGCCTATCTAGACAGCTTGAAAGCACAAGGTGCGATTTTAGGTGGCCAAATTTGGGCTGATGAAGACCTAAATACACCTGTAAACATTCAGGCTGGTAAAGTGTACTTCAGCTTTGACTTCACACCACCAACACCAGCTGAGCACATCACGTTCAAGAGCATTCTAACTAACAACTACCTAGAGGAAATCGTATAATGGCAATGTCTCCAAAAATCCTAAAAAAATCAAAGCTGTTTGTAGATGGTAAGGGTTACCTTGGCGTTGCAGACGAAATTTCACTACCAAAAGTGACGGTTAAAACACGTGAAGTAACTTCAGGCTTCCAAGCGCCAATCGAGTTAGATGTTGGCCAACTAGAGAAGTTAGAAGGTTCAATCACGTTACTTGAGTACAACGCTGATGTACTTAAGCTTCTTGGCGATTGGGGTGGTACAGGTAGAACTATTAACCTAACTGCACGTGGCGCTATCCAGAAGCAAGGTGCTGCACCTGAGCCTGTAGTTGTTACTCTTCATGGCTTCTTCAAAGAAGTTGACATGGGTAGCTGGAAAGACGGCGAAGAAGCGAAAATGACGCTGCAATATGCTGTTCAAAAGTACAAGCTAGAAGTTAACAACGAAGTTATCTACAACATCGACCTATACAACGATATCCGCGAAATCGCGGGTGTTGACCATATGGCGAACCTACGCAAGACAATCGGAGCGTAATCTATGACTGAAATCATTAAACTGACTTTCCCTGTTACGGTCGATGGGCATGAGTATGCAGAACTAAATATGAGACGACCTAAAGTGCGCGATCGGTTAATGGTTGATAAAGCGGATATCAGCGAATCAGAAAGCGAAATCCGTTACTTCTCACATCTGTGTGAAGTGTCTCCCGATATCATCGAAGAACTAGACTGGAGCGACTTTGTAAAGTTGCGTGAGGCGCTCCAGGCTTTTCTCGTATCCCGCCCAAGCGTCTAAAAGCAATGGTGATTGCCCTGGCTAAGTACACAGGGTGGGGCTTGCAAGAACTCAATGCGCTGACCGAGGATGAACTCATCGAGTGGTTCGAGGCAGCAATTGATTATAAAGAAGCGACAGAGGCGGGGTAACCCGCCTTTTTTTCACCAGCGCAAGTTTGATAGCTCAAGGACTTAAGCGCAGTTTTAGGGTCTTGAGCTATCAACCTTGGCGCATTGCAACCTGTTGTAGTGCGCAATCAATAAATTCCCGCTTATTTCTCTTCCTAGGTATTATTATGAAACATCACGAATCGTCTGTTAAAGACCGTTCAAAGAACAAAGTAAAGTACCGCCTTCCTAAGCAGGATCAGGTTGATCCGAATGTTCAATTAGGCAGTATGCTGGCTAATTTAGTCAAAGCGCAAAAGCCTTTAGATACTAACGCATTACAGGCTGTAATTTCGCAATTGGCGAATGTTAATGTAAATCAGTTGCTTGGTAGTACCAGTCAAGTAATTTCAACGCATTTGACGCAGTTTGCAACTGCACAGGCGAAGTCTAATCATGCAGTGACACAGAGCGCGCAGGTGCTAGCTGCGGCGCAAACTGAGCAAGAATCAGGCACTTTTAAAGCACAAGTAGATGCCAAAATTGGTGACGGTACTGGCCTAAGTGGCGCTATCAAAGCGCTGGCTCAGCAAGTTTCAGCTTTGGATTTTCAACAGTTGCAAACAGCAGCGAGTAGCGACTTAGCGGAGTTACAAGTTGCGCTCCCTAAATTATTCGACAATTTGCCGCTCAATGCTTTGAGTGAATCTTTGGCGACTGCCACAGCTCAGGTATCGAGTTCAGATGCGCAGAGCACACTGGCTTTGCAGTTAGACAGTATTCAACAAGCCGCACCTGTATTGGTCGATGCGCTTGGTATGACACAGTTTAATGGGTACCTTGATAGTGCGACTAAAAGCTTATCACAGAGCAGCAATAATGCGGCATTTAGTCAAGACTTAAACACTTTTGTTCAAAGTGCGCCAAAAGTACTCGACTCATTGGGTATGCATGACGCGAGTGCGATTGTTGAACAAACACTTCCTGCTATCTCCTCAGTAAATGTGAAAGACGTACTAGCAGGGGATCTGACGAGTTTAGTCAGTGCCGCTCCAAAAATTTTGAATGCATTTGATTTATCTGATGCGGCAAAAACGCTAGAAGGTGCACTCCCGCTAGTTGAGGCACTCAATGTTAAAGAAATCTTTAGCGGTGACTTATCAAGTTTAGTCGATGCAGCACCAGAAGTGCTTGATGCATTAGATATGTCGAGTGCAGCGCAGACTCTCGAAAATGCGCTACCAGCGCTTCAACAGGTCGATATTTCTGCGGTAATGGCAGGGGATTTGAGCAGTCTTCAAGAGGCAGCCCCCGAACTACTTAAAGCGGTTGATCTCTCCGCAGTTCAGCAAACTTTAGCGCAACATATCCCAGCTCTCTCGCAATTGGATCTTGCTGGTGTGATCGATGGTGATTTAAGCCAAGTCGTTGACATCGCACCTGAGCTACTTAGAACTGTTGGGTTTGAGCAGGTATCAACGACGTTGAATGCTGCCTTACCGGCATTAAAGCAGCTAGATTTAAAAGGCATTGCCAGTGGCGAT